CATATACATCTTTGATATAATCAGAGGTTAGGCCAAAAAAAGCCCGCATTCAGCGGAACCTCCATTTCAGACGTATCGCCACATTGAGTGCATTCAACCTCGTGATTCATATTAATATCCGGCATTGATGTTGCATATGCTTTTTTTAGAATAGATGCGTCTAAAATAGGTAAGGAATGTAAGGCTCTTTCAATATAAAATGAATCAGTTTGCTCATTAATAGAGACAACAAATAACTTTAGCAAACTAAGAGTTCCGCTTTTGTTGGACATGTTCTTTTCATCTCTAGAAGTTAACAATCTAAACTCAACTACAAAATTGCTTTTAGGAAGAGTCACAGTAAAAGTATTATTTTCTGTCTTACTAACGGCTTCAATACTCATTGTCTCTTTGTTTTCCAGTTCATTTAAGTCAAAAACTGTTTTAAAACTATTTTCGCAATTAGGACACTGTAAGCTGACTGTATAATCAGAGCCATATCCAAAAACGCGGGAAGCAATTAATAATGCATTTTTATCCCCAATTAACAGATCATCAACCTTAATTCTGTTATCAACAATGATGCTTTGAAGCATTTTATCGATAGCAACACCCTTTTTAAGTAATGTTGCGGAGGTCAAAATATCTTCTTCTTTTGCCGTCATGTGTTTAACCTCAACGGCATCTATACCACGAAGTGGGTGATTTTCGGGGTAATATTCTCCTTTGCTCGGTAGATCAATCATTTCTGTAGGTGTAACAAAATTAAACGGGTTAGCTTGAGCTTGAGCGGGTGGTGCTACACTTTGTGGTTGATTGGCGACCGGTGCATTAGCCGCTACGCGACTTTGATTTCTTGACATAAAAACCTCTCTAATTTGTGTGTTATATAATATATAGTTTTTTATAAAATTTTAAAATCAATTAACTCAACTCATGAGTTGCAAAATCATATCGGATGTTTAAAGAAATTGTCATTATCTCTTCTGCGCCATAATTTGCTTGACCAAAGTTAACGCCAGTAATAAACGGATTTTGTAATACCCATTCTTCAAGCGGAATTCCTTCTGAGTTTATTTGTGTTAATCTTATTTGTCCTCCGAGAGCAGTTTGAAATTTTTTCTTTTCAAAAGCTGATCTCGGAGTGTTTGGATTTCGATCTTGATAGCCGGCCTCTTTTAATATGTGATATAATTTGAAAGTGTTGTTATCATCTGAATTTTCTAAATCGCTGATTGTTATCTCTATTGGATTCCATGATAAAACGCCGGGACGAAAAGAAACATCATTAAGCCAAATATATTCACTTTGTGCAATCTCAAAAGAAGGCTTTTGAAAGGAACGCAAGCAATAAGTATTTATTGCATATTCTTGTATTCCAAAAGAGGCATACCATCTAAAGGATAGTTTAGGCTGCGCGGCTGGAGCACTCCAAAAAGGCATGATTAAATCCTATCCAGGCGTTAAGGCGTTAATTTGGAAATGGGATTACCGCTCATAACTTCTAATGTGGCATAATCATAACGAATGGTAACTGAATTAATGACCATCTCTTCGCTACCATAATCTAATTGCCCATAATCAACATTAGTAAAGAAAGAATTATTTAATGTCCAAATTTCAATTGGATCCCCTTCTGCATCAATTTGGGTAATACTGGCTTGGGTCCCGGCGTTTGCAAATTTTGCTTTGCTAAAAGATTTGAGCGACGCGCTCTCATCTTTCGGAACATTATACCCTGCGGCGACGACCATGTTGGTAATTGCCGAAGCTTGGTCTGGTATTACAGGATCAATAAATGTTACGTCGACTGTGTTCCAAGTTATTCTTCCTGGAAAGTAAAATGTATGAGCAACAAATTGATGAGGTACTTCGCTAATGGTAAATGAAGGTTTTTTTACAGTTTTAATAGCATAAGTTTGTAATGCGTTCTCGTCGGACTTGCCGATAGTAAAATACCATCGAAAGCTTCGTTTAGGTTCTACGTTAAGATCACTCCAAAATGCCATTTCTTAAGTCTCCTTGCCACTTACTAATAAGTAGTTTATTTTTTGATTAATCCTCAAATGCTGCACCACTATCCGTTAAAATAAAGTCAATAGCAATATATTCAATTGCCCTAGCAGGCTGAATATAAATTTTAGCATACATAATATTGCGATCAATTAAGTCTTGCGTAGTGGTAGTCTCATCCAATACTAGCTTGAATCTAGTGATACCAAGTCCAGCTTGCACACCGCGTAAAAATGGCTCAACTTGTCCTTTAAAACGATTCCAAGTTACTCTAACGTTTTGATCAAATAAGATTGTCGCAGCAAATCTTGAAATTTGACGCTTTAGGAAGATCATTAGTCTTCTTACATTGATTCTATCCAATGCAGAAGGCGTAGCTTGCAAGGTCTTTTGACCAAAGATGACAATACCCTCTGCTGGAAATTGTGCGATTGGGTTAATTCTGTTATCATAAAGTGTATCGCGGTCGCGAGATGTTAATCTATCACTAACACCGATTACCGGTACGCCACCTCTACCTTCTGATAATCCACCTCTTGTAAATCCAGCTGGAGCAAACCAAAGTTCAGCAGCCTTTTGTCCATACGACATGGCGCCCAGCGCCGGAACAGAAGGCGGCACCCACACTGTTTGACCGCTATTGTTATCTTTAATTTGGACCCATGGGTAATAAGTTGCACCATAACTTGAATTAACAACTAGATTTGCTTTTAATTCATTAACGGCGCCGGCAACTGATCCTCTTCGAGTAGCTGCGTCATCGGTGCTTTGGTATTGAGGTTGATATACTTCTTTTAAATCGATAACAGCTAGCGCGTCTCCGCGAGATTCACACATGTTAATCAATGTTCTGTTAAGAGTGCTATTAACAACACCGGGCATTGCAGCGATAGCATACTCAATTACTTCTGGATCTCTCAAAGAATCAATTGCTACTTGCACAGAATTGAACATGTAGTTCGTCATTGGTGCGCCATCCTCGTAGTTTACAATGCGCAATGGTTCCGATTCTGTAATATCCAGACCGTCAAAACCGCCATGAAATACTGTGGTAAACCGGTCGATGCCGGCGTCCAATACTTCAGTATAGGCATCTGTGCCTCGTAAATAAGTAAGACCGCCGCGAGCGGCGCCGGTTGGCGTAGTCGCGCGAGATCCTACTTTGTAGGCAAAAATCTTGTTGGCCTCGGCGCCGTCTCTACACATATCGTCTAGTGTAAAATTAAACACCCTTTCGGTAAGAGGGCCGGTAGTGAAATCACCAATCCCGGTTGGCTTAATTTTAAGATGGTCACGAACACTTTTATTAAATCTAGAAGAGTTAAAAGTGGTATCTACACCATAAAAAGAATCTGCCGGATTAACAGGATCATTTTCAGAACCAGATATACGAAGTCTCAATTCTGGAAACTCAAACGTAATCTGTCCATCAGTAGCAGCTGCGCCGCTAATGAAAGTGTCGACTGTGGTTATACCATAATCATCTATATTTCCTGATACTAATGTATCGGAAATACCTGAACTACCGGTGGCGTCTGTAAATGATTTAAATCTGAGAGGCCCTCTAACTCCGAAAGGCAAGAATCTAGCATCAGTATCGCCTCTTTTTACTTCATCAGGCATATCAACATATACGTATTTTGATAGATTATCGTATGAGCCGTAATATTTATAGCGACGGTCGGCCTCATCCCAGTCGGAATATCGATCCCCAATCTTTCTTCCAATGAAGTTCTCCGATGCTGGATTTAAATTACAATTATTAAACTGTTCGACAATATCAATACGATTGTCGGTATCATCTATTTTGCGGATAACAACGCTAAAGGAGCCATATGGATCAGCCGAATCCATTGAACTAGCTTTAATGTCTTTAATAGACACTTTAAGGTTGCGAGACACATAGTCACCGCTGTTTCGTGCTACTAATTTAAAAAGATTTTGCTGACTTGTAACGTCAAAACTACCGGTAGCAGATTCGCCGGTATTTAAATCTTGTGCAAAGAAATGGCCTGTTTGTGCATCTTGATATGATTTGCGAAATTTACCACCCAATGTAGTAGCGCCATCATCAATTAAAGGCAGAATAACGCCTATCTGAGCCCCAGCACCAGAAGAAGAAAGCAATGTCTGATTAACGGCGCCTTCATATGATTCACCTAGCCAATAGCGGGTGAAAGAATTACTATCCTCAGACACAGCGTCACTATTAGACAAAATTGGATTAGTGTTGAATACTCTTCGAATAAAGTTTTCACTAGTGTCGGTAAAATTAAATGTGCTATCAACTTCAATACCTTTTAAAGAAGAGCTAATTTGAACTTTAAATTGTTTTGTACCGACAGAGTCAAAATATATACTGGATCCAACTGCGTTTGCGCCGTTCCCAGATTTAGATCCCGAAAGTCCGATAACAGCTGCTTGGTCCAAATACCAAGTCGCTGCGAGTGTTCCTGTTACGGCATCGTAAGAAGCGCTCATCGTTCCTGTTACGGCTGCTGCAATTGTGTTAGTTGTTATAGTAAGAGCAAAATCGGATCCGCCGGCGACATCATACCCAATCTCTACGCCTTCCGAAAGTGTTGAAAGATCGGAACTAGCAGTTATTCCCACAATCGCTGCACTTGCCGATGCAGTAACAGGCAAATCAGAAAAATTGATCGCAGTTACTAAATTGGCTGCTACAATCTCGGTGTTTGCAGTAGCTTCATCGGATCCAGTGGCGTTAAAATATATTCTTCCGCTTCCATCATCACTGGTATCTGCATTATCAGCGGTACCGCTCGTAAATAAACGCTCCATATTGTTAGCATATATGCGAACAAAATTGTCGCCCGCTAAAACCCCATCACTAACTACAAGTGTCCCAGTTAAAACCGTTCGAGCTGGTGTGTCTGCTACAAACAAGCCCCATGCTCCACCGTTAGTGGTTATAACAGATGTAGCAGCAGTTCTAGTGGTCTGCCAGCCGGCAAGAGCGTAACCGTCATCCGTTGCGCTATCGTGGTCTTTTCCTCCTAAACGAACAAAAGTAACTGGTGAATTGTTTCTAAACCAAGCTTGTGCTGCATATGCGCCATAAGTTGGGGAAGTGTAATTTCCGTCGCGAACAATATCGCCTCCTTGACCGCCAGGAACGGGATTTCCGAATTCTCTGATAAAATCAAAATATGAGTTTACCGTAACCGGTTGTAATATTGGCCCCTTTTCGGATCTACCGATTATTGCGGGACCTGGGTCAATCAAGGCGGTGGTTCTTCCAGTGTTGTCTATTTCGCTAGTAAAAATACCGGGTGAAATAAATTTATATTTATCAACGGACATTAGTTAATTCTCCTTATGTGCGTAAAGGTTTCTCTATTAATTAGTTGCTACTCTCTGTAAAATCCTTTGTCTTTTCCATGTCGCGGTATATCACCCAAAATAACATGCTCTCTGGGTATTTTTACCTTAACTGCATTTTCAGTTTTTATTATTCTGGGCCGATCGCCATTTGGCCCTTCTCCTATAATATATCCCAAAACTTCAAAATTAAAAGTTGTTTCATAGATTCTTTCACTATCTCCCATGTTGGAAATTGTATTATTATAGGCAAAATCAGATCTTAAAAATGTTTCATATTTATGACCATCTTTCTTAATTAAAAAAGAATTAATATGCCCTCCCAAAGTAGCGAATGGGGTAGTTAATTGGTTCATTTGTTGTATATAGTTTGTTCGCATAGTTACGTTATAATTTATCGTTAAATATACAGGCATAGGAATTGATATTGTTTCGTATACAATTTTTGTATTTTTTGAAGGAAAATAAGGTTGACGATTGGGTTTTCTGTTAGTATCTTCAAACTTTTTAATATTATCCGCAACAGCAAAATTATTTGTTTTGTCTTTAACAATCCTTCTAGATATAGATATTCGGCCACCTCTTATTGGATCATTATGAAGCGCTGGATTTCCGTAATAAGCTCCTTTTTTATTAAGATCTTTTGCAATAGATGTTCTTTCTATGGTCAATAAAGGAAGATTAATGGTGCCGTCTTTATCTCGCAAATCTTTATTGTTTTTTGATAAAAAAGATCTCTCAGCAGTAGTCCAAATAATGGGGACTTTTTTCCACCCATCGTTTGAATTATTAAAATTGTTCAATCTATCGTTTAAAAAATCATAAAGAGCATAATCGACTGTTTCTAACGTAGACGGCTGTATTTCATAATATTCATTTGGCATTAAAAGTGCCCTCGCGCGCTTTAATACACTTCGCCTCTATTTCCATCTTATGATTTATTTGGCCAAACACTTGCTTTGGCTGATTTAAGGTCACTATTTCATAATAGGTATCGCCGTAATTCACAAAATCTCCCTCTCTAACATAAAGGTCTTGATCGTCTGTTAATCTTCTCTTATGAAAATGAATTACAATAGAAGGTTTTTTGTCAATTCCAAATTTAGTAGTTTCCGTCACAAACCCTTCCCACGTTACCAGAGCGTAAACTCTTATTGGTGGCAAAAATGTTTTTTGGATTGCCTCACCGTAAATTGGATGAAAGTTGGTATGTTCCATGCTGATTGGGTAATAAAATATGTTTTGACCAATAACTCGCTCAATAAGTTCATCATTGACTTGTTTAACTAAATTACGCTCTTTTTCTCCTAAAAATAGTGGAGGTGGAGGCTGAGCTGGTTGTGACCATTCATTAGACATATATTATTATCCTGGGTAAATGAGCATTGGTACTCGTTTTTCAATACCAGTTATTGCATCTGAAAGCTCCACATCACTTTGTGCAATTTTAGTATAGGTAAGCTCATCGAAGATTGTTTTTAACTCTTCGCGAAGCTTTTCTTGTTCTGTTTGAGCTTGAGAAAGAAGTGCGGGGCCGTCCAGTGTTACACTTTCGCCTGGAATTGGTATTGTAGTAAACTTAGAACGAATGTTGCCTAACATTTCTTTACACAAAGAAAGCGCAAAACGCCTTATCCATTGTTTACCAATTGAGTTGATTTTCTGATATGGCGTGTTCTCAAAAGGCAATGAGTTAATATTATTGATACCATTAACACCGTGATCTACTCCGGTATCATCTTTCCATGGAGTATCACTATCAACAAAGAATTCTACCCACATAGTTTTTGGAGTAACATTAACGACATTCGGAAACAGTCTAAGTCTGTTGTTTTTAATTTCATAACTGTAATGGCTATTTCTAGTATAGATAGCGTCTTCGAAAGCCATTGCCTGTGCTTTGTTCTGCCAAGTTGGCACCAATTGAAATGTACTATCATCCGAATATTGGCCATAACTTGAAAGATCTCCAACTGTATTTAATCCGCCGTAATATCCATAAAATCTCCACATTGCTTGTGGTGTCTTATAATAAACTTTAGTAACATTAACACGCTTACTTCCAATTGGATTAGTACTTCCAAAATCTCCGTCTACTGCTGATGAGGAAATAATAGTTTGTAAGTCATAATCCTGCTTATCTACTGTTGTAGAAAAACTAGCAGAGTAAATTCGCGTGTCGCCGCCAAATCCAGCTTCTGTAGCATAGCCGTGTGCTACACGACGGGCATATTCAAACTTAAATTTGGGAAACTTTAAGGCTACATCTGTTAAATCGGTAGGATCTTGTAACTGGCCCTCTTCGTTGAAAGAACCCGTTTTGGCGCCCAAAAGATCGCCAATTGAGTTCTTTGCTTGATGAATATTAAGGAGATATGAATATTCTAAAACAGATTCTTGATAGGCAGCAAACACTTGTGAACTAGAAAGTTCAATGTCTAATACATCACCGCCTAGTTTTTTATAGACATAGGCAACTTGATCTGATGCTCCAGATAAAAAATATTGATCAGAGGTATATACACTAAACGGGAAAGTAGCTGCAGCTGCAATTGCAGGCGTGCTACCAGAAGACAACGTAATTGCGCTAGTTTGTGATGTAGGTGTGAATGTGGGCGTTGCCATTTAATAATTCTCCTCCCAATAATTAGTTAAGAGAACGGTAAATAGCAAATTAGTCCTTCTTCTTTCTAGACCACATCGACTTCTGCTTTTTCACAACAGGCTTTTCTTTGGCTACTGTCTTTTTCGCAACAGGCTTTTCTTTGGCTACTGTCTTTTTCGCAACAGGCTTTTCTTCGACCTTCGTTACTTCTTCGACCTTCGTTACTTCTTCGACCTTCGTTACTTCTTCAACAACTACAGTTTTTG